CGGTGAGATCCCTGACCTCGCCAAGAAACTGAAGTATTGCCTGAAGTATTTTCCCGAACTGAAGATCAAAGGAGTTATCCAGGGAGATCTTCTGTTCACGGATGAAGACGTTAAGGCAAAAACGATTGACGGAGAACGTTTCTATACTGCTACCCCTAACACTCTTACCTATGCTTGGCCTGTAGATAGCGATCTGGGTAAAGCAGTAAATGCTGCCAAGATCGGTGCTGTATTCCATACGTACTACAGCGGTACTGGTCCTGTCAATACGTTGTCTGCTGGTTTTGGTGTTGATAAGTTCAACCTTAAATCCACCCGCAATGTATTTTTGGCAACTGCTACGGTAGATAACATTAGCGCCAAGTCTGGTCTTACTCTCTCCGAGGAGCGTGTGTTGAAGTCTGTTATTTCTGTAGTTGATCGTAACGCCTCTGCTGCCAAAGAGTTTCTTGAGATCATCGCTCACGAAGCGTCGAAGCAATTCACGCTTGGCTATACCATGAAGCGTTTTACTAACTCCTATGTGAAGGAAGGTAAGACTATCACGAACGTCAACGCTTTCATCTCTGGATTCACCAAAGCATTTGAGAAGTCTCTGGTTGAGAAAGTGGAGAGCCTGAAAACTGAGAAGTCTAAGGCACAATATCGTGACATTCTTGCTGACGGTATCTCTTATCTGGAAAACAATCATCGAGCATTCAAAGCATTCATCGTGATGTACAACTCTTTCACGAATGCTAAGAATCTGATTAACCTCAAGCTTGCTGGTCTGAGCGACACCAAAGTGTTCCTACGTAGCGGTGATAACTTTGTGGTGACGAAGCCTGAGGGTTTTGTTGCTATCGTTGATGGCAAGGCAGTCAAGATCGTTGATCGTCTTGAGTTCTCTCGTGCTAACTTCACTCTGGAGAAGTCCTGGCGTCCTCCTGTTGGTGAGGGTGCCAAGGTCGCTGTATTCACTTTCGGTCGCTTCAATCCCCCTACCACGGGACATGAGCTACTGATAAATAAGGTCAAGGAGTATGCTGCTGGTAATGATTACTTTGTATTTCCTAGTCATACCACAGATAAGAAGGGCAAAAACCCTTTGACTGCTGCTCAGAAAGTTTCTTTCATGAAGATGATGTTTCCTTCTCATAAGAACAGTCTTGTTTTAAATGAAGATATTCGTGATGCTATTAAAGCTTTGAAGTGGTTGGAAGAGAACGGATATACTGATGCTATTTTTGTTGTTGGGTCTGATCGTGTTCCAGCGTTCCAGTTTATCAAACAATATAATGGAAAAGATTACAACATGAATACTGTTGAGATCAAAAGTGCTGGCACCAGGGATCCTGATGCTGATGATGTCACTGGTATGTCTGCTAGTAAAGTTCGTAAAGCAATTGTTGAGGGAGACTTTGGTACTGTTGAAAGCGGACTACCACAAGCAGTAAAGACCAATAAAGAATTTAAAAAAATGTATATCCAAGCAGTTTTAGAAGGTATGTCCTAATGTCATTTGATCTAAGAAGAGAGCAAAGAAATATAGATCAGTATATTGATATTGATATTCCAGCAACAAGAATTAGGAGAATGCTTAAGCTTGTTCGTGTTGCTGCTGGGTATGCTTTTGATAAACAGTATGGCGAGACGGCTGGATTTGATTTTCAAATCGAAGGCGGCAGCAAAGACATTGATGAAGATGGAACTTTGATGGAGATTGAAGCAGTAATCAAAGGAAAGAGTTCTATCACTTACAATTATAAGATGACTTGTGATAATGGTGGTGACAAATATTCCGCTTTAAATTTTAGAACTCCTAGGGCAGGATTTATAAATGACATGATTACTTTTATAAATTCTAAGAGTATCAAAAATAAACTCAACGTAACAGAGATTAAATTACATACCCTTGCTGGTGGAAAGAACCCTACGTTAGTCATTAAATCTTTTTACGCTTATAAAGCGATGGATAAGAAGGGAAATGTTGTAACCAAGCGAACGGGAATAAACTACAACTTTTCTTTAAAATACGCTGGCAAAGCAGAGAGCAGCGGCAAATTAAATTCTTTAAAACCTAAAGATGTTGATCCAAAAATCACCGATGTATGGTTAACACCTCAGCAGTTTTACAATAATGTTATATCTTTTATAAGTCATCCATCTTCAAATAACATTTTTACCAGCAGTTATCTTAGAGATAGTTATCTAGAGGCAGTTTCTAATTCGTGGAATAACAATACTTTTGATGATAAGCTTGGTATAGCACCAGACATGTCATCAGAATTTTTTGAAGTTCTTTCTGTATTGAAGATATCTAAATTATTGGGAAGCAATAATGCTTCTATAAAAGATATTGTTGGATGGCCTGATGGTGAAAGAATTACAAAAGTTGAAATATATTTACCAGAAGCTGCTAATGAAGCATTGATTGATTATAAGATCGCTGTTAATGGAAACAGAAATACTCCTTTGAGGATAAGCGTCAAGTCACAGATGAGAGGATCATCTACAGCAACTGTTAAATTTCAAACTGCTTTTCCAGGTGGGGAAGCAGAGGTTCATAAGTGGTTTAAGAATATAGCAGCTAACGTTAGATCATCTCAGATTGGACAAAGAATGATAGCGGCATCTGCTATGGAGTATAATAAGTATTCTGGAAAGGGAACTTTGTATCCAATAAGAGGATTGAGAAAACTATTGACTGGATCTAAGAAGAGTCAAGTTTCTAGTGATTTTAAAAAGGTACTTGATACTTCTTCTATGTCTATTCTAGAATGGGTTAAGATGATTACTCTTTTGGACAGAAAGATATCTAGTATATCAAAAAACTATGAGCCACTTGACAACTTGATACAAGATGGGGGACTTCTTTTAAAAACAAAAAATTTTATAGCGGACAACTTATTCAGTGAGTCTGGTAAGGCTAAAAAAGTTAAAGAATGTATTCCTATGACAATAGCAGAAGCAGAAAAACATAGTCCTAATAAAAAATATCCTTTTACTCTTAACAATGTTGCTCTTCTTTGTGAAAGAGTACTGGTACAAACTTCATATGAAGAAAGTCAGACTCAATTAAATTTCTACAAATTGTTTTATGAGCAAGTCTTAGCAAAAGAAAGTGTGGTATACTCTATAACTAAGCAGAAAGAAATTAATGGTGAGGTTAGATTACACTATGATTTTGTTAGCACAAGAAACTTTGCTCAATACAAACAGTGGATTAAATTGAGAACCAAGAACTATGCCAATAATATGCAAGATGCCCTAGGAATGCAAACATGAGAAATTTTAGAGATATTAAAAAGACAGCAGATCAACAGCGATTCCGCCTTAAAGAAGTTTATCAACCAGGGGATCTGGTTATGAATGTTAACACTGGAGAAAAGGGTAGAGTACACAGAGCTGGTCCTAATTATGTAATTGCTATTACTGAGAGTGGGGATATGTTTCGTGCCTGGGTTTCTGACATACGTGAAGTTCAAGAGACTATAAATAAAGAAAGAAAAAGTAGTATCTTTACAAATAATGGAAAGGCAGAAACCCACGACTAGTCTTAAACATAATGATGAGTTTTCTAAAGCTCTTATTGAATCATATGGTCGCTGGATGGGCGGTCAAGGATTTGGTTGGCATTTACAGCAAGAAGAAACTTATCCAGAACTTCAGAAGAAAGGTGGAGAAGATGACTTTAGTAAAAAGGATCCAAAAGCAAATGCTGGATCTCCAGATCCTGCTGTAGATCTAAAAACTGGTAAAGGTATTAAGCAATCTCACGGTGCTACGATTCAGTACACTAACGTAGTTGCTAAGGAAGAAAAAGAAGGCAAGTGGGAAGGTGGTGAAGACGATAAAGAAGAAGATAAGAAGCTTGCCAAGAAGCACAAAATGTCAATGAAAGACTGGGAGAAGTCTGCTGCTGATAAAAAGCATGATAAGGAAGGCAGAGCAGAAGAGAAGAAGGAAAAAATGAAAGAAGCTTTCAACTTATATGTTGAAGGTGTTCATTATGTTTTCGAGAAGAAGAATGCTGAAGGTAAGGAGCAAGGTTCTGATGGCAAAGCTTGCTGGAAAGGTTACAAGTATGCTGGCACAGAAGGTGGTAAGGACAAGTGTGTGAAAGCTGGTTACGAACCAATTGGTGAACTCATGCTTGATGAGAAGGCACCTCCAGGCGCTAAGTATGAGCGTATGGTTAAGCACATCAAGAAAGGTTATTCCAAAGATGGTGAACTAACTAAGAAGGAAAAGGGTATTGCTTATGCCACTGCTTGGAAAGAAAAGAATAAATCAGTGAAAGAAGCACTTGATCCTGTTGGAAAAGAAGATGCTGATGTTGACAATGATGGCAAGTCAAACACTAAGTCTGACAAATATCTTGCTGCTCGTCGTAAGAAAGTTTCTAAGATTATTGGTGCTAATAAAAAAATGAAAGAGTCTCTAGAAATTGCTAGGGAGATTGAAGAAGAAAAAAAGTGAAGGGGGCAACCGTTGAGGTGATGCCTAATATCGAAGACGGTGCCCAGGAAGATAAAGAAGAAAAGAGAAAGCATAAAAAATACGTTCTGAAAACTATAGAAAAACAAAACAAAGATAAGAATAAGGATAAATAGGCTCGTCGAGTTCTATTTACTCTTATGCTAGGTGTCGTTGTATCGGTTGTAAAACCTGTACTATTCAAGGCTATGTCGTCTTGCCAAGTCAAAAAACTTGTTGTTGAACTCTTAGAGCGTTATGTAAAATCAACAGATAATGATGTTGATGATCTAATTGCTTCTACAGTTAAGACAGCACTTCTTAAAGGATGTGAATGATATCGATGGGGGCACGAGCCCCCTTTTTTTATAAATACATATTAGAAAACAGTAAATCTGGGGTAAGTATCCAATGGCTTTGTACAGTCGTGCTGAAACGCAAGCACAATCAATTAAAGTTCTAAACACAACTGAGAAGGCTTCCGTAAAGAAGTACGAATCTGACGGAACCCTTGTAGCACATGATGGTAACAGTAATGCTACCGCTGGCGCTGAGGGTAATGCTGCTATTCAATCGAGAGCAGTATTTATTGATGAAGTTGAAGCAACTCTTGCCGAGAACAGAGAGCGTGGTCTTACCGCTCCTGGTTGGTGGCAGTACACTTCTTATACAGATGCTTCTGGTGCTACTCGCCACAAGGCACAGCACCTTGTAGCAATGAAGGATGCTCCTGCTAATACTGCTGATGCTGATGATCCTGTAGCAGCAGACGTAGCATCTGCCATTAGTATTTCTGTACAACCAGCTGATGATACTATCGTTGAAGGAGATCCAGGATTGTTTGCTGTTACAGCAGCTGCTACAACTGGAACTCTTCTTTACATTTGGCAGCGTAGAACCAGTTCTACTGGACGCTGGACAAATGTTAGTGGTACTTTAGATGGTAGTGTTTACAGTGATTTCACTACTGATACCCTCGCCATTTCTGATGTAACTGGTCTAGATGGTTATGAGTATCGTGTCAAGCTAACATCAACTGCTGGTGCCGAAGAAGTTATTTCTGACGCAGCAGTTCTAACTGTTACTGCTGCTCCCTAACATATGATCTT